GCACCCCTTAAGGGTGAAAAGGATGTGTCTCATTAGTTGTTAGGCTCCAACGCAATGAGATACTTAACGTTGTCTGCTTCAAAACGAGCAACGTTGTGCTTGCTGATGGTGACATCATAACCCTGAGGGAAGAGTTTCAGATTCTCCATCTTGAAGCAATAGCAATAAGAATCATCCACATCGCAGTCAGCAACATCGATAGAGAAACTGTTGGAGGTATCATTCTTCTTATCAGTCAGACACAGACTCATCACGCCCTCGTGGGCATACAGGCAGAGATCGGGCACTCCACAGATAGACCATGCCTTACGAATCTGCTGCAGCACAGGAGCATCTAGACGGAAAGAGACATCCTCAGAAGGAAGATCCACGTCCTTTGCAGGAGGTTGTACAATAATGTCAGGATCAGAGTAGAAGAATTTGACCTTAGACCGTCCCTGAGGGGTGCTCACTTCCAACCAGGAAGACTTCTCAGTGTTGATGACAGGACTACCATCAAACAGATTGAAGATCTGGATAAGGGAAGGTAGATCGTAGATAGGAATCTCACGATTAAAGGTCTCTTGCACCTTTGCCTTGGCAAGGATATTCTTATTCAGACTCAGAGTCTGAATCTGATTGCCAGGTTTAATAACAATCGACTTGTTAATGGTCGAAAAATTTTGGAGCAGATCAATAGTTTCTTTAGAGATTACGGTCATCGATTAGGATACTCCTCACGTTGGGCATTTTTATCATTAAAGTATAGCAGAAGAAGTGCATAATGGAGAATCTTAATGATGTCTCGACGAGCACAACCTTTTTTGTCGTAGCGAGAAGCATACTTCAGAATATTGCTCCGACAGAATGCTTCACCATCGCCACACGCTTCAATCAAATCAAGGGTTTGAATATTATCATTGGCATAATGCTGATGATAAGTGCCTTGAATATACTGCTTGAATTCCTCAAGCAGCGCATCTTCATTGTATTTCATAATCAGAACGGTGCTTCCTCACTATTGTATCCTGTATCTTCCCCAGAGTCAACCTTTGTATAGAGATCAAGGAAAGATTGTTTGGTGTCCTCGTCAAAGCGATTGACACAGTTGGTGATTGCTCGCAGACGATCACCAAAGATTTGATATGCTTGGACAATGTGTACCAAGCGGCGGGTGGTGATAACTTCATCAACACCACCATCAAAGAAGGTCTTGCGAATAACACCTGCCCACTTGACAAGGTTATCGGCAAACTGCTGATCACATCCGATATTCAAAAGAATCTTGGTTTCGGTTGCAGCAGTGGGGTATTCCTGCTCAAAGGTCACAGGGAAACGCTCAAGGAATGCCTCATTAAGCACATTGGTGCCAATGAAACGACCATCATCACTGCCCTTGCCCTTAGTGTTAGCAGTAGCAAAGACGTTGAATCCTACAGCAGGACGCACATACTTACCGATCTTCTTCAGGAAGACGCCCTTACCTTCAAGCACAGACTGTAGGCAGAGGATCTTGTTAGATGCCAGGTCAATTTCGTCTAGAAGAAGTACTGCTCCACGTTCCAGAGCTTCGACGACAGGACCATTATGCCAAACAGTTTCACCATTAACCAAACGGAAACCACCAATAAGATCATCCTCGTCGGTTTCAATGGTAATGTTTACCCGAATCAACTCCCTATTTAGGGCAGCACATGCTTGCTCAACAGAAAGAGTTTTACCATTACCAGACAAACCAGTGATAAAAGTAGGGTAGAAGATGCGAGAAGAAATGATCTTCTTCACATCGGAGAAGTTACCGAACGGGACATAATTGACATCTTTATCAGGGATAAAGCACTGATCTTCCCGATCAGGAATATTGAGAGTTTGCTCCAAACGCTCCTGAATAGTCAAATTCCATTTGCCACGACTCACTTTATATTGATCAAGTCGCTTACAAACAGTTGGGTAAGACACATCGAAAGTATCTGCAACAGATCGCACTTGATCTGCACAAACTTCTGTACCGAAATCTTTAACCAACCGATCAACAATCTGGGCAGTAGTGACTTCAGATTTGCGGGGCATTGCTCTCCTCTTGATTACCTTGTAATTATAGCAGAAAACCTGGCGAGTGTGCCAGGTCAGTGGACAGGTCTTGGATTGCCACATATGGTGGCACTCGGCATCTCTGCTTGGGCAATCCTTTTTGCTTCATGCTGATAGATTGCTTCAACAATCTTTTTATGATATTTAGATCCCGTTGTTGGGAGTTTGTAAGTTACTTCCCATTTACTCATGCAATTTGCTCAATGAATGCATTCAGAATAGTTTTATTTGTCATCTTGGATCCCATGTGCTTCTTGAATGCACGAGTCAACTCTGCCTTAGTAGCAACTTCATTTTTGGTTTTAACTTCAATATCATCAGTACCACCACCGATGTAACTGTTAGGCATAAAGAATTGCTTACTGAATCCCAGTTTCCCAGTAACCTCAGCATACCTTTCTTTCTGCCATTGCTTACCAAGGGTATCCACATTCAGATCATTATGCATTGCAATACGATTCATTTCAATCTTGCTGCACAAACGAATACCAATCCAGTTGTAGTCAGTGATTTCACGATAGAAAGATACAATCTCTCGTGTTGTGTTATATGGACTGGAGTCAATCTTACGACTATAGCGTGTTACAGGATCACGAAGAATGAAAATCTTTCCGCGATTATGACAAAGCATTTCTGAGCGGCGACGGGGCTCATATGCGCTAGGACTGTCGGTGATGTAAGACATTGGATTGGATTCACCATCAGTCAGACAAACCACATTGATCTTCTGTACTTTCTCAGCAGTCTTCATCCGAGAAACAATCTCACGCATACAGATAACCGCCTCAGCAAGAGGAGTGCCACCTAGGACCATAGATGGTTCTGCTTGGTAAGAAGTGTAACGAGCACACGCAAATGCTTGTGCCCAGACTAGTTGCATTTGATGATCAAGCACTTTGGTATTCATCTCAGAAGAGAAGAATTCTAGAAGGAAGAAGTCTTTGGAAAGATATAGTGCATTAGATTTGAGATTGCTATAATCCTCCCTAGGATCTCTTCCATGAAAATATCCACTCTGGAAAGCATAGACTCGGAAAGGAATGTTAACCTTCTTGCAAAACCAGATTAGATTATACGTTTGCTTAAGAGTATCCATCAGACAGTCTGTCATTGATCCAGACCAGTCAAGCAACATAACCAGACCATGATTCTTACCATCAGGGGTGGTAGTTACTTTCTTGAAGATATCATCAGTAAGTTTGTACTTATAAAGAGAATTGGTATCTAGCACACCAGTCTTAGATGTAGCAGCACGAGCATATTGCCGAGCAGACTTTTTCATCTCAAACTGTTTGACCAGATAGTTTACAGACTTCTGGGCAGACTTCTTATATTCTTCACACTTCTGGAAACTAAGATTCAGGTAGTGGTTATCAGTCTCCCATAATTTAGCCTCATACATGCGATTAAAGTTATCACGTACTTGCTTCCAAGTGATGATGTGCTCAGAAAGATTTACTTCGGGCACATCAATATAAACCCATTCCTTTGCATTATCATCAACCAAAGTCTCCAATGCTTCACGAAGGGTCTCTTCAGTGAGTGATCGGGTTTCGTCTATACTATTTCCACCAATTCCCTGAGAGGAATAAGAAGGAGTATTGAGATCTGCAGGATCACTATCTTGCCCGTCTTCACTATCACCAGATTGGGTTTCTTGAGTTTGACCACCCCCATTCGGGGTCATTTCACCCCCATCTTGAGTGGTGTTGGGTGCAGGAAGATCCAGTTTCTCTTGCTGCCTTTGCTTAGCATATTCCATCAACTCCTTTGCCAGAGCAATAACTTCATCAAAAGATTTGGTCTGACTGGCACGTACAACATACACATTCTCCTCTTCCGAGAATGGCATATCGGGTTTGCCTTTGAAGTAAAGATTAATTCGATCGATAAAGGGAAGATCATTAACTTCTTTTTCTTTAACACCAAAGAAGTCATCTTCCCACAGTTGAGTATACCCCTCAAAGAAAGACTTACGGAGACCAGGGTAGGTGACCTTCATAAGGCGCTCAATGCGAGCATCCTCTAGGACATTCACAAAATCCTTAGGAGCGTCTCCAAAGTCCTTATCGGGGGTGTATAGAGCATGACCCACTTCATGACCAACCAGGAGGTCATAGACGGTCGCAGAAGCGGTCTTCCAAATGGGGAGGATCAACACTCGATTGTGGACATCAAAGCAAGCAGTACTCACTTTGCGATGCTCTACCTTGAGGTTTTCGGTAGCGAGCAGTTTGGCAAGAGTGCCTTTGACTTCGGTGTTGACCATCTCCGTCCTTCGATTACTTGTGTATTATAGCACCTTACATGGGCAGGGGGCAACAGGTGGGACAGTTTTCACATCGTCCCAATGCCTCACGGCGTTTGCAACAATGGCAATATTAGTGATAAGGTAAGTGAAAAATATAAAAGTCCGTATACGAGCAACGTCATCTGCTTCTCTGTCATTTTTCCCCTGCTTTTCTCCCAGTGCTTTTGACCATATACGCCAAATTTTTTTACCCATTCAAGATTCCATTCTCCTTCATGTATTGAAGTGCTTCTTTCATACTACCAATATGTTTATGACCAATAGTAACTTGAGGATAAGTCGCCTCATCACCAAACTCAGCACGAAACTGCCTATCACTAAAGTCTATACCCAAAATGTATTCATGAAACTCACCCTCAAGTGCTTTGAGGAGCATAGTCATACGCTCACACTCTTGACTACAGTTACTGTAAATTACTACGGTGTCAATCATCTTTTCGTTTAATAACGGAAATAACATTTTGCTCTGGGTGCAAACCTCGGATGAAGTCTCGTGCATCATCATAGTCAATAGCATCTACTACTGAGTGATATCTAACACACTTATGTTGATCATCCCATGTTTGTACTTCGTAGGTCATTTGCCTCCGAGTAGACTCTCAGGATGTGCCCATGGTTGCTCACGCTTATCCAGTGCTTCATTGATTGCTTCGCTTACATTCTCTTTGAATGAACGATACGGAATGAAGACTTCATCATCACCATTCTTATACTCTGGGTGAGTATCTTTGAATGTATACTCAGTGTCATACATTAGTGATTGTGTGATGTCCCGCAACACCTCTTGGCATGTGCCAGGAAGGTTAGAATAGTTACCACCACCAGGACCATACATCATGTCCTTCACTTTATTCATGAGATGAATATACAGTTGTG